CGCGATCCGTGTGACGTATTGGGACACGGCAGCGGTGACACCAGACGGCAAGCCAGCCAGAAACCAAGTGGAGGTTTCTGACGCAGGTTCCATCGTCACGTATGGGCGCAGGTACATGGAGATCCAAGAGGCCGATACGAGCTCTATCGACACATCATACGAGGCGACTCGTATGGCCACTGCTGCGCTCGCAGACCTCAAGGATCCTCTCATGCTGGTGAGCTATGAGACGGGGATCGATCCATGGTTGGAGCTCGGAGACATCGTAACTCTGCCATCCGACAACTTGAGGTGGGCCGCGGATCAGAATCTTGCCATCGTTGGGATCACTCACACCATCAAGAGCAACGACTCGTCTACACGGCTGCAGCTCTCAGGGCACCCAGTCGCGCAGAGCCAGGGGTGGCTACAGCTCGACTCCCGAGCAGATCCGTTCGGGATCGCACCGACGACGCTCGCTCAGACCGGACTCACGACCCTGGAAGTTACGCGCACGGTCGGCGGCGTCAGGATCTCGGTGGATCAGACGCAGCTCATGCTGGGCTCGCTCGACCGCTCCTTCGAGTTCCACGTCTCGCAGACATCGGGCTTCGCTCCATCGTCGGCAACCCTGGTGCAGTCGGGCACCGCCACCTCGTGCGTCGTCTCCGACCTGATTCCAGGCGCCACCTACTACGCCAGAGTTGTGCCGTTCTCGGTCGACGGCGGGCGTGTAGTGCGAGGAGATCCGAGCGAGCAATCATCGTTCGTGGCGACTCGAGCTACGACGGCCTACTACGACAGTGGGGCAACGCAGAGCCACCTCCCGCTCAACGGCAATTTCGAGCACGCGACCGAGAGTCTGACGACAACTCCACCGGACCACTGGGCCGTCAACTCAGGCGAGACGTGGGGCAGCGGAGGGAGCCTCTACTACGGCACCGACACGCTATCTGGTAGGTACGTCGTCTTCCGGGCACAGGGGTCGACTCGAGGCTCGATGCTCTCGAGTCCGTTCGAGGTCCGACGAGGCGTCAAGCGAGCGGCAGTCCACATAAGCGTCTACACGCCCACGCTCTACTCGGGGAACCGGGTGCGGCTCGTGATCCGCATGTACTCAGACTACGCTCTCACCTCGAGCACTGGCACGGCGACCATGTACGTCGAGCCAATTGCGGCTGGCGGGTGGGAGATCTTCGACCTCAACCCGTTCGAGTTCACTCCCTGCCCAAACAACACCAACTTCGTCGTCATCGAGATCGGGAGAGACACCACCAATGCGTCTCACGAGCTCAGGGTTGGAGATGTGTTTTTCGTCGACGACGCTCCATCAGCGCAAGAAGGATGGACTACGCCTTCGTTCACTTCTGGCTGGGGAAACTTCGGTGGCGGGTACACCGGAGCCGGATACATGAAAGACTCGAGCGGGCTCGTTCGCCTTCGTGGCACAGCCACCAGGGCGAGCGGTACAAGCACGACGCTCTTCGTCTTGCCTGCAGGGTATCGTCCTTCCGGTGTCGAGGTATTTTCGACGACAGGAAACTACGAGGTGATGGTTGATTCCAGCGGCAACGTAGATCTGACCCAGGGCGACCCGACATCAGCAGTTGGCCTGTCGGGCATCACGTTCGATACGCGGTGAGGCCATGTCTACGGACTCTTCGTCATGTGTGTTGCCTTCATCCACTAGCCGTGAGAGCTTGTTGTCATGTCTGCAGACCTCGCAGCACTGGCTACGACTCCAGAAGTCACAGCTGTTGGGGGTGCCTTCGTGGGATACCTGATCAAGGCGTTGGTCGAGCGGATCTTAAAAAGAGCGGAAACGCTCGAAGCCAAGGATGAAGAGGGCCGAGACGAGGTAATCAAAAAGCTACTCGAGCAAGTCACTGGCGTCCGTGGGGCGATCGAGCTCATGGGCGAGCGCTTCATCCACCACCAGGCATCGGCAGTAGAAACAAAGTCCAGGGTCGACGACCACGATGAGAGGATCTCTGCGCTCGAGATCGGGCACGCCTCTCTCAAGGCACGGATCGAATACTTCGGAGATGCACGCGATGACTGAACAGGAGCGACACGATTGGTGCATCAGGATCCACAGCGACATCTTCACGACGCTCCCGTTTCTCTCGGGCGCTGCGACGAACCTGGTGCTCGCGCATCTGGCGCTTGAGAGCGGGTATGGCACAGCGAAGGCCGCTCGCCGCGGGCACAACCTCGGAAACATCACCTCGGGGCCCTACTGGCTCGGCCGGAAGTGGATCGACATCGGAGGAGACACGGACGGGCGCGGCGCTCAAATCACCCAGACATGGCGGATCTACGACTCGGTGCCCGAGTTCCTCATCGACTACTGGCGTTTTCTCGGCCCGGTCGCGAACGGGGGCCGATACCGCGACGCGCGCGACGAGCTCGAGGGCGGCCACTGCGCGCCGTTCGCCCGGGCGCTCGGCAAGGCCGGCTACTACGAGCTCGATCCTGCCGAGTACACGCGCCGGCTGCTCTCGGTATTCGGATCCGTCACCCGGATCCTCTCGACCCCGCCGCAGGTCGCGGCACCACCCGCAGCACCATAAGGACTCACGCAATGGACTTCACGAAACCTCTCCTCTCAGGCCTCGCGGCCACGATCGTCGGCACGGTTGGAACCCTTCTCGTCACCCTCTCTCCGGCCATTCCGGCGCCATGGTCGTTTTTCGTCGGCCTCGCCGGATTCCTGGCCTGCGCCATGGCCGGACTCAGCGCCCGCCCGCCTGTCACGATCGAGGGCAGCGCGAAGCTGCAGGGCGCTGCCCTCAGCGTCGCGGTCATGCTCGGCGGAGCGCTCACCCAGTTCTGGCCGATGATCCCAGCGGGCTGGCCTCAGTCGGTCGCGCTCGCCGTGGCGGCCATTGTCAGCTGGCTCACCGGGCACGTGCTGCCGATGCTGGGCTCGACCGCAGGCAACCCCGCCTTCGTCGACGCTTCGCGCACTCCGATCCTCGGTGGAGCTCGTGGCGCTGCCGAGGTGCTGACCCGGGCGGGCCGGTGACACGAGCTCTGCTGGCGCTGGTGCTGGCCTCGCAGCTCGCCCTGGGAGCCGAGCCGGTTGACGGCGGTCTCGTGGCCGTGCCTGTCGAGAGCGCCACCCTACGTCCGCTCGACGCCCCCACGACGCCCATTGAGGTCGGGCGAGGCGTCTACCTGCCTGAGGAGCTCTCGGTCAGCACAGCCGCCAAGGTCGCGGCGTACGAGGCCTCGCAGGCCACAGAGGAGGCCGCGAAGTCAGCGCCCCCTCCAGTCGCTCCGAGCCTCGTCGTCTGGCTCGTCGGCGGGGTCGCGCTACTCGTGGCCGGACTCGGGTTCGCGGGCGGCTGGGCAGCGGCCAGTGCGGCGCGGCCTACCGCCGCGCAGTAGCTTCGAGCGGACAGATGTCCGGTTTTATAGCCTGCCCGGAATTCCATAGCCTGCCTCCGAAAAGATAACCCGCCCGGTGCCGCTCGACGGCCCGGGTCTTTTTGTGTCGTCGATTCGGACGGTGTCTTCGAATCGGGCGCGCGAATTCGCTCGGTTGCGTGTCGCGTCCGAAAAGACGACGGTTTCGAACTGGAATACGAGTCGTAAGCACTCGACATTGCTAATGGCGCCGAGTGGCCTCTTGCGTGCATATGTACAGAAGCATGAACAAGACAATCAAGTCGGTCGGTTTCGAGTTCGCGGTCGCTGGGAACGTGAAGACGGGGCGAGGGGTAGTCGTTCGCTCCGATGGCCAGGACCTGAACGGGTACTTCGTTGCAGGGAACAGGATCGTCCGAGTCACAGAAGGGCCGTCCTATCTCCCGGGCGAACTCGTCGACGTGTGGGCCTGGAATCTTCGTGCCTGACTCCCCGCCCGACTCCAGTCGGGCGCCACCCTCTGCCGACGCTCGCCGGCAGAGGAGGTACCACCACGCGAGCGCCGGGAGAATGAAATGACCGAGAAGATCGCTGTCCGAGTCGACGAGGAAAACAACGCAGAACAGTGGTGGGACGCGCTGCGCTCGTACGACCGCGCTCACGGCGGCGCCATGGCGCTCGAGAAGGCAATCGACGCTGGCCGGGTCACGCCGGAGCAGCTCGAGATCCTCAGGGCGCTCCCTGGATGGGCGGACGGCCCCGAGTTCGCTCACACCGCCCTCGTCGTCGAGGAGGGCAACGCTCGTCTCGACTCGTACGAGGCGCTCGAACATGGCTAGGCGTCAATGCGGCCGCTGTAGAGGCACCGGCCGCACGGACCGCTCCAAGCCATGCCGAGCGTGCAACGGCACAGGCTGGGTCGAGATCCGCGCCCGTCGCGGAGGTCGACCCGGCTCGCTCACCGAGGCCTCGACGCTGGTGACTGGCCCCGCACTGCTGCTGGCGGCCGTGCGGATCGCCGCCGAGCGCGAAGGCATCGACGCAACTGAGTGGTGGCGTCGGGCGGCGCGTGTGCGCCTCGGGTGGCTGGAGGTGATCGAGGAGCCGGCTGCGACGGACGACTGAGCTACCTGCACACCCCGGCGAGCAAGTCGATCAGCGCCAGCGGTAGCGGGGTCGTAGGCCGCTCACGAACTAGCGGCCGCAGCGGCGGAGGTACCCACGACGTTTCGAGCCACTCTTTGCGGCCGAGCACCAGGATCGCCCCGCAGTCGCAGACGTCGACTGAGGGGGTCGAGAGACGTCCGCGGCGATGGACGTGGATCTTCATGGCGCGACCTCGGCATTCTCGAGGGCCTGGTCCAGGAGAACCGCGCACATCGGACACGTGGGACGATTCTCAGGGGTGAGGCCGTAGTAGACGGATTCGAGCGAGGTCACCCGCGCCCAGTCCTCATGAGTGCGTCCACACGCCAGCACGCGTGGTGCGATGTCTTCGGTAGGAGATCCTGTCAGACTCGCCAGCGCACGCTTGGTGATGTGTATCACCAGCTCACCCCAGACAAACGGTTCGATCCAGTCGAGCTTGCCCACACGCATCGCCCCGCACTGGCAGATGTCGACGGAGTGGTTCGAGAGGCAGGGATCGCGGCGATGGACGTGGTTCATGGTGCGAATCTCGGGAACGTTATCACCCACACCCACGGATTCTCCGCCCAGCTTCCAGGGCCGTGAATAGATTCCCAGAGCGAGCGGTACGACGATCGAGCGCTGGTCTGCCATTGCGTCATGTCGGAGTAGTCGCGCCAGACCTTACAGTTGCCCATGGCGACAGGGACGTCTCGGTACGCAACCCCTACGCCCTCCGCCACCGCGTCTGCCTCGCTGATATTCTGCAGACTCTCGAGACGAACCTCGGCGATCTCGAGAGTGATGCGCGATGCCCAGCGCGGCATGTGGATGGCTGAAATCCAGGGCCCCAGGCTCTTGCTTGTCGCCCGGTACTCGATGCGATCCGGCCGGCCGTTCGTCTCCATCCACTCCGCCCACCTGGCGCCACCTCGTGCCTCTCTCGTGATTGGCTCCCAATCGTCATACTCGTGCGAGACGCACTGCCACGCCTGCCACGTCTCCTTGACCCACAGCCGATCGCCTGGCCCTCCGCAAGGGCAGGCTGCAACGGCCTCCGGGTCGTCCGGGTGCCAGCGACGGTGACCGCGGGGCTCCTTGACGTATCCAGACCCGACGGTCTTGGCCACGAGTCTGGTCTGCATTTTTCGTCCATCAAGATAGGCGCGCACCATCTGCGCCGAGAACGGCAGTGGTCGCTCTCTCATGGCGCGGCCTCGGCATTCTCAAGCGCTTCATCGAGGAGCACAGCGCACTTCGGGCAGGTGGGCATCAACACTCGGCGGCGAAATGTGCGGCGAGGACCGTTCCAGACTACGGCGTGGTGTTCTCCGGCCATGATCGCTCGCACGTCCTCCGTGCGGCACCAGTCCTCGGATCGCACTCCGCAAGCCGAGACCCCTGGGGGCGAGACATACGGCGTCCTTTTCTGTCCCGAGCGGTGGGCCCGAAGCCACTCGAGCGCACGCTTGGTCAGGTGCCTCATGGAGACGCTCCATGCCTCCGAGCCCGTGGCGTCGAACGCCTCGAGCGTCTGGACGAGCTTCGCATCGTCTCCGAGCGTGAGCGTGCGCCGCACGATGCGACCCTTCTGCCAGGCTGCGGGAGTCATGTCGTGCCTCCCTTCGCCTTGGCCAGGGCGGCGCTGGCGGCGTCGATCAGATCCTGGTGCGTCTTGCCCTCGACGTCAGCGTACCAATGACAGACGATCGACTCCAACACTGTCGCCAGCTCATTGACCAAAGTCTTCGCTTCAGACCGAATCTGATCCGCATCGACGCACAGTTCTTCGATTCCAGGGATCTCGAGCTGCTTGGCCGTGACCAAGAGCGTAGTCGTGTGGCTGTGGACAATCTTCTCTCGGCACGCGTCGAGGAATGCCGTCTCAAGGGCCGCGACCCGTGCCCGAAGCCTCGTCAGTTCTGGCCCCACCTGTCTCTGGATCCGGTCGAGATCGGCGATCGCCTCGTAGCGTCGCGACCTCTCCTCATTTCGCTCGCGGATCGTCTCGCGCATGGAGCTCCACAGTGCGTGGCCGCGGATCTCGTCCGACACCACCACCTCCTCCCCTGCGTCGAAATCGACGTACCGGAGGGCCTCCGTCGCTCCGGCCACGTCGGCAAGCTGGGCGCGCGCTCGCTCGGCCATCTCGAGACGCTGCGCCAGGTCGGACGCGTGCGCCTCGGCGAGCGCGGCCTCTGCCGCCACTGCTCGATCCTTCCAGGATACATCCACGACACTCAGAGGTAGCGAGGCACCACATTCGTTGCAGTGCATCACGCCACCCCTTTCGCCAGCGCATCCCGGAGTGCTGCGAGGACATCATCGACAAGAGACGCCCGAACCTCATCGACCGGAGCCTGTTGGTGCCCGTCATGCAGCCGTTGAACGATGGTGCTCACGTCGCATTTGAGCTCGGCCAGATCAGCCCGCGCATCGTCTCTCTCGGCTCGGAGCGCTCGAATCTCGCCTGGAATGTTGGCGGGCCCGATACCGAGCTGTCGTAGTACGTCGTGTATGCCGACGAGATCGCGCTCTGCCTTCTCGGCACGGGCAAGAGCCACATCCCTCTCGCCGCTCAGGCGAAGCATCGCTGAGACCTCCTTTGTCGCAGTGGCTCCGAGCCGGCGAATGCGCTCCTCTGCCGTCTCGAGCGCCCGGGTGGTGGCGAGGAGATCGTCGCGGCGAACGAGGGCCCACGCACCCGGAATCCGCTCCGGGAGCGCCTCCACTTCTGCCGTCGTCAGCACCTTCGCGTCGCTCATGACGTCTCCTCCAGCCACTCCGGGTTGTTTTTGCGGACCCACGCGAGCAATTCGTCTGGCGTGAACGTGCGCTCGCCCACCACGCTGAACGTCTCGGGTCGGACTTTCGAGAGCAGGATCTTCATGGCAGGCATGGCGACCGACTCGAAAGCCTCGGTTTCCTTGATTGTTGGACCGCCCTGCCAGAATTCGCCATCTCCGTAATTCTCTGCGAGCTCCTCACACAGGTCTTCGACGAACTCTTTTAGCTTCGCCTTCGCCTCGGCATCGACGTCGATCTCGTCTCTGGCCCACGCTATGACTGTGAGTCCTCCAGACACGGCATCCTCGATGCCTTCGGGTCGGTCATCGAGCTCGGCCTCAATGCAGTCGTCGAGCTCCCTGTGGCGCAGCCGCTCGTCGTCAGCGCTCGTCGAGTAGTAGTCAGCCCCGTCGTCCCACGGCTTCGAGTCGTCCGCGCTCATCGCCCACCCCACTGCCAACCACAGGCGTCGAGCGCGGCACGGGCGGAGGCAATCACTGGCGGATCTGCTGGCGCCGTCTGACCACCGCGGCGACGGAGGGCGCCCTCGTATCCGAGCACGAACTTGGCCAGCGCCTTGGCGAGATCTGGGGCAGCGGCGAACAGTCGAGCGTTGGCTTCCGTTCGCTTCCCTGCCTCATTGCAGACCACAGCCACAACCCACCCTTCATCGTCGTCTGGACCGTCGCCAGCTACGATGATCCAGTTCGCGTACTCCTCGCGAAGCGGACCGGAAAGCACGCGGTCTTGTTGTGAGGCCTCCCACGGCCCAGGCGTCCACGGCTGCTTTGGCTCGCTCATGACCTGCCCTCAATCAGCTCGATGTGACTCAGACCCACCCAGGCAGCCCTGCCGACGATCTTGACGATCACGGTCCCGCCATCCAAGGCCCATGCCTCGCTTCGGGTCGTGGTGTCGAGCGGGGGCGCGCCGTCTATCGGGGGCCAGTACCTCACCCGGGTGCCAACCGGATGCGCGGCGTTCCACGACTCGGCGGTGTGGGCGCCGTTGAGCTGGCTTCGTCGAGCGTTGCGTCTGGTCTCACTCACGGCGTCACCAGGCCTTCGGTGCCGTACTCAATTCGCTCCGAGCCATCGTATTCGACGATGCGAATGGGCTCGCCCTCGCGCACCCATTCGATGACGAGCTGGTCGACACCGCCAAGGTACGCGCCAGAAAACTCCTCGGCCGCGATCTTGCGCCTCTCGGACTTATCGGCTCCGGCCTCAATTGCAGCAACCAGGCGCGGACAAAATAGCATCTCCTCGCTCCGATCGTTGCCCCAGGTGGACCACCCAGCTCCGTACCCGGGAGACACCAGCACGGCAACCATGCCGTCCCTGACTACTCGCTCAGATCTCGGTTTCTCGTCTTCCATTGCGTTCTCCATCTCGAAAATGCCGCCCGAGCGCAGAACCGGGGGTAGCCCCGCGCTCGGGCGACCTGCACTGCCAAGCGAGACAGGCCGACTCGAACGGCCTTGAGAGCCACCTGGCGCCATGAGTCGCCGGGCCTCCATCTCGCACCACGTCACTCCTTCGGAGGTGTAGGCTTCGGATCTGGAACCTGGACCTCTTCAATCTCTTCCGGCACCTCGAGCAGCCGCGTCTTCGCCTTCACGCGATCCTTGAGCGCTGGCGCCACCACGTCTACCGGAGTCGACTCGCCGTCGACGTAGTCTGCGTCATCCGCCTCTATGGCCTTGTAGTAGCGCTCGCTTGACAGGGGAGCCCACTTCAGAGCTCGGCGAGCGACCGTCTTCTTGGCCATTTCGTCGTAGTGCAGCTTCCATGGCGAATCGTCTCGAGACACTGTCTTGCTGGTTGCCTTGATGGCGTCGATCTGGGCCCTCGTCATCAGTTCAGCAACCACGCCGCCGTCACGGAGCCTGATCACGCAGTACGCAAGCTTGAGAGCCCCCGGGTCTCCATCTAGGCATGGCTCGTGCTCGATGTGCTGCTCGATGCCCTCGGAGTACCTGAACTTGTCCCGCTCATGGACCACCACGGCCCTGATGCTCGATATTTCACCGGAGCGCCGAGCCAGCTCGATGAGGCCTCGATACCCGATGATCGGAGTCGCCACTCCCTTGAACGGCACTAGGTACATGTGCCCAAGCGCACCGCCAGGCTCGAGACCGAGCTCAGCAGCAACGAGCACGCATTGGAGTAGCGAGGTCGGACTGCATGATCCAAGTGCAGGTGTCTTGGCTACGCAGTTGACGGCAATCCTCATGAGACGCGCGGCCGTCATGTGCTGAGGAACAAGCTTCTCGATCTGACTCATGCGCGACTGCAGCAGCGACGTCAGTTGCCCAACTGTAGACGTGTCCTTCACTATTTCGTTGGCCATGTCACTCCTCCGTCCAGCGTGTCCTGAAACTGCGCTTACCATTCTTGTCTGCCCTGTACGTGATTACACCTGTTGGCGACTCGAGCCCTCCGGCATCGCCGATCGCCTGCATCAGATCGAGCTTCAGCGCCATGGCCTCGCCCTCTAGTCGCTTGAGGTCGGCCTCAACGAATCGCAGTTCGAGCATGCAGAGGTCTTCTGTCATGCTCGCCTGCCGAATAGGAGACGTGTCGCGTGGGAACTTGGTCCTCAGCCATCTGTTTGCATCATTGCTCCCGTCGAGCGGAGGCTGCTCGCCTCCGACCACGTGCCGCTTCCACCACGTCTGCGCGTACTCGAGCATCCATGCTTGGAGCTCCAGATCCGCCTTGGCCTCGTAGACGCGCAGATCGCCGTCGACGAGTGCGACGAGCCGCATGTCGGGAGCGATGGACATCATGGATCCACACACGGCGTGCTCCCACTGGAGCTGTAGCAGGTACCCGGGAGGCACATCGTCGGTACCGTCCTTTCCCCACGCATCTCCTCTCCGAGGAGACTTGATGCTGATGAGTCTGACTGTGGCCGAGGCCACGCGCTCGAAGCGGTCCGGTGTGCAGAACGCCAGCGGGACCCGGACATGCCGCTGGGTAGCCGACTCGACGAGAACGGCGCCAGTCCGGGCGGAGTACCACTCCGCGATTCCAGCTTCGAGGTGGAGCCCGCGTTCCATGTCTGGAGTCGATGGCCGCACCCATCCCTGCGTCTTCTCCAGCCAGACGTCGAACGGAGTCGAGAAGGCGTCCTCTCCGAGTAGCGCAGCGATCTCACTTCCGCCGATGCCTGTGCGGCGCATCGCGATCTGCTCTGATGTCAGGGCCATTGGACCACCGGAGATCGAATGACGTCCTGCAGCCCCTTCGCCGCTTCCTGTGTGCTGATGCCGTGCTCGTGCGCGAGCTCTTTGGCGACAATGAGGACAATCCGACTCAGTGCGAGGTCTCTGGCCAGGTCGCTCGTCGGATGGCGAGCAGTCCTGAAAAGCATTGCAGCTTCGTGGATCGTCATCTCAGTGCCCTCTTCGTCGAGCGTCCACCTCGCACGAGCTCCCCACAGCGGTCGCAGTGCATGTAGATGGACAGGTAGTGGTTGATGCCGTCTTGGAATCTGTGCCCGAACATCAGGCACACGATGCGTCTGAGGTAGCTCATCTCGCCTCCCAGAGTTCCCGCCGTCGCTCGCACCTGGCCTCGGCGAAGACGTCGTCGCTGTAGTGATCGTCCGGGTCGTACGTGTCCTCGACCCGGTAGAGAGCCCGGATCTCTTCCTCGTCTGTGAGCACCACTGGCGTCATCGAGCCCACCAGTGTCGCGCCTGTCACCTCTCCGGCCGTGACCTGCACCTCGACCGACAGTACCCGCCTCGCGAGGTCGGGATCCGCGGTGATCAGCGGCACCGGGCGCTCGACCTCGATCGTGGCGTGACCGCTCACGAAGACCTCGAAGCGGCTCATGGCTCGACCTCGGCTGGAGGTATCCGCAGGCCAGACGTGAGAGTCGAGAACAGCGCAACCATCTCGATGGCCGAGTGTGCGAGCTCCATGGGCTCTGACGACTGGACCGACAGGATCGGAGAACGCCCCGGGAAGAAGCACATGGTAATCTCTGACACCCCTCGACTCACGCGAAGCCAGGCCTCTTCGTCCGCACGCTGAGCGTGCCACTGAGCGAAGAGACCAAGCGCGGCGGACCTCTCCCGGATCACCTCTATTTGCTGATACGTGTAAATCATGGCCTCGACCCCGTTGCCGACAGCACCTCGGCAATCAGATCGCCGAGACGAGCCTTGCGCGCCTTGACTCGGGACCTGACATCTGGCCGCACGTCATGCGCAGCGAGAGCTGAGGTCGCATGGTCCGAGGCAACCATCAGCTCTGACAGATAGTAGAGCGACGCCGTTCGCTCGGCAGCAACATGCTCTGCCAGCAGATGTTCGCCTCGAGACGCAGGAAGCGTGTCACAGGCTTCGCGAGCAAGTCGAAGAGCCTCTAGGTCGGCCCGCCAGAGCTTCCACCAGCGCTCGGCGGACGGGAGGTGATCGTGCAGCCACTTCGGTGTGTCTGGCGGTGCGGAAACTGTTTCTGCGTCCATGGTGCTCCCCCTGCTTCTTCGTCGTGTTTCCGGCTCGGCCTCGATTGCTCCGCTCTACCTCGTCACCACCCATCGCCCGCCGTGCGGCCTTGCGACCGTGGACAAGGTGTACACCCACTTGAGCCCTAGTGCAAGGGCTTGCGTGAGGAAAAAAAAGGCGTACAGTGACGACATGAAAAAACCGAAAGACGGACGAGTAGCACGAGGAGAACAGAGACGGAGGGCATGGCAGATCGCTGCGTCCGCGCTCGCAGCCGCCAAGCCATCAAACGAATCCGAGCTGACTCGGGACACGTACGAGGCGATCGTGGCTTTCGCGATCCGCCGCTCGGCCGGGATCATGGGCCCTCCGCCGGGCGGAGTGATGTCATGATCGGGCCCGATCTCGTCAGGGCCTCGGCGACACGGGAGGAACAGCTCTTGTCGTCTCGAGGGCTGCTCGTCATCACCAGGTCTACAGACGGAGCACCGCTCGCGTTCGGCCGCGATCCCGAAGCCATTGCCCAGCTCGCTCGCAGGATCCAGCCTGCCACGGGCGAGTGGCGTGCCGTAGTCGAGAGGAGGGCGCGATGAAAGCCTCCGGCGCCAACGCCTTATGCTGCATCGGCGACCTGATTTCGGTCCTCAAGCGCGAGACCTACAAGCACCGCTCTCTCGCCAATAAAGCTCGTCGACGAGCCGAGGATGCGCGCCGACGACGAGGAGACGACGAGTCCTGCGCGAGCTACTGCGACCGTCTGGCCGTGACCTACGACGCCGCCGCACGCGCGTTCGAGGCCGAGCTCGATGTCGCGGTAAGGCAGGCTATCGAGCCGGCGGCGCGCGCGATCGCTGCGTACCACGCGGATCAGGAAGCGAAGCCATGAGTCGCCCCGTCATCACCTGGGCCTCCGACTGGGACGCCCACCAAGCCCAGACCGTGGGCCACTCGTTCCGGTCGACGACATCGAGCCGGTCTCCGGGCCACAAGAACGAAGGCACCGTTGCCTACCAGCTCAACAAGATCGTCACCTGCCCCGACTGCGGCTCCCTCCGCTACGCCGGAGACGGCCCCCACGCGCCGAGGTGGCTCGACGGGCGACTGGTCGACTGTTGCCTGCGAGAGGTGCGATCGTGAGACCAGGATTCAGTGCTGTTCCGCCGTCGCGTTCGAAAAAAGAAAGCCCGTGGGCGGAAATCGACGCAGCCAAGATGAACTGGGATACCGAGCGCCGATCGCTCGACGCCCGGCTCGTCGAGGCCGGGGTGAAGCAGAAGTTCCGAGGAAAGGCCCGAACTCGAGTCCCTCTCGTCACGATCGACGAGTACGGCGTGCTCGTCGTGAATCTCGGCCGCGGAGTGCGGATCACCGGCCGCGACGGCGCGACGCTGCTCGCCGCCGTGCCCGACGCTCTGGTCAGGCTGAAGGCCGAGCGAAAGGCTCGGAGGGAGCGCCGCAAAGAGGTGCTCGCCGCCCGCGCTGAACAGGCAGAGCGACAGCTCGCGAGGCAGTCATGACGCCCGCCTTCAATCTCCACATCGGCGACGCACTCGAGCGGCTCCGCGCACTCCCCGCCGACTCCGCGCAGACGTGCGTGACTTCGCCCCCGTACTACGGCCTCAGAGACTACGGAGTCGAGGGACAGATCGGGCTCGAACCGACCCGAGCGGAGTACGTCCAGCGGCTCGTCGAAGTCTTCGGCGAGGTCCGCCGAGTACTCCGACCCGACGGCACCGCGTGGATCAACCTTGGCGACACCTACGCGTCCGACGCATGGGGCTGCAGCCGCAGGGCGAACTCGACGATCAACGGCGGCTTCCAGCAGCGCTCCGCACGAGCCGCGCAACTGAAGCTCAAGAGCCGGCTCGATGGCTTGAAGCCAAAAGACAAGCTCGGCATCCCCTGGCGCGTCGCCTTCGCGCTGCAGGAAGACGGGTGGTGGCTGCGCTCGGACGTCGTTTGGGCGAAGCCGAACCCCATGCCTGAGTCGGTGCGCGATCGCCCGACCGTCTCGCACGAGTTCGTGTTCTTGATCTCGAAGTCCGAGCGGTACTTCTACAACACCGAGGAGGCGCGGGAGCGCTGCGTCGCTGGCGCTGCGCACTCGAGAGGCTCCGGCATCAACCCGAAGGCTGCAGCCAAGGCATTCACCGCTCGGCTCAGGAATGGCAGACAGAATGCGTCCTTCAGCTCCGCGGTGAAGGACGTCGTGGAGTTTCGCAACTGGCGCGATGTCTGGACAATCCAGACACAGCCGAGCTCGCTTGAGCACTTCGCCGCCTTCCCCGAGTCGCTCGCCCAGCGCTGCATCGTCGCCGGCAGTCGCCCGGGCGACACGGTGCTCGACCCGTTCGCCGGCACGGGCACGACCGGAGTCGTCGCGCTCCGTGAAGGGCGCCGCTTTGTGGGTGTCGAGCTCAATCCGGCGTACGCCGAGATGGCGGAGCGTCGGGCCCGCAACGTGACCAGACCACCACCAACCAAGGAGAGACGATGAAGCTTGAGAAGATTGGTTTCTACACGATGAGCGACGAGCGCGCGGCGAGGGCAGGTGAAGGCCCCCTGGCGCGATGCGAGCTCCTCATCACGAGCGCATGTAACTTCGCGTGCCCATACTGCCGCGGGGCCAAGCCCGAGCTGCGCGGGAAGATGCGCCGCCGAGAATGGGAGCCCATTCTGAAGGCGTGGGTCGCCGAGGGACTCCAGAATGTTCGCTTCTCCGGCGGGGAGCCGACCCTCCACCCCGAGCTCCTCGAGATGGTCCGCTACGTCAAGGCGTGCGGAGCACACCGCATCGCGATCAGCAGCAACGGCTCGGCGGCGTGGGAGGTCTACGAACGCTTGCTTGAAGCGGGTGTCGACGACTTCTCCATCTCGCTGGATGCCTGCTGTGCTTCCACCGGCGACGAGATGGCGGGTGGCATCAGCGGGGCGTGGGCGAAGGTGACTGAGGCGATTCGCCGCCTCTCAGAGCGCGCCTACGTGACGGTCGGTGTCGTCCTCACCGAGGACAACCTGGCAGAGATGCACCGGACCATCGACCTGGCTCACAAGCTCGGCGTTGCGGACATCCGCATCATCTCAGCAGCGCAGCACAACCAGCAGCCGAGGATCGACGTGCCTGAAGAGATTCTCGCCCGCCACCCCATCCTCAAGTACCGGTCCGAGGGGCGGCGTGTGCGAGGACTCGAGCCCACCGACTGCGGCAAGTGCCACCTGGTGAAGGATGATATGGCCGTAGCCGGTAAGTGGCACTTTCCATGCATCATCTACCTTCGCGAGGGAGGCGCCCCCATCGGGCTCATGGGGCCCGACGCGAGAAGGCAGCGGACGAAGTGGTTCGAGAAGCACGACAGCCACCGCGACGACATCTGCCGAAGGAACTGCCTGGACGTCTGCGTCGATTACAACAACCGGGTGCGCGACCTCGCGAAGGAGCTCGGGCCAGGCGCGAGAGCGAGGCGGCCGTGATCCTCCCATGCGAATGCCCGAGCCCTGCCCATTGCCTCGAGGCCACAGGCGGAGAGCAGGGGCTCACCTCCGACGAACTCGAGCTCGCCAGACTCCGGCGCGAGCGGATCGAGCAAGAGGCGACGAACCTCGAGATCGCCGGAGAGATCTCCAAGCTCCGCCGAGAGCTGGCGGAGATGACCGGAGTCGCGACCCGGTGGTGTGCGGCGGCAGGGCGAGCCGAGCGCGAGCACAACGAGACCCTCTTCCGGTGCCGCACCGCCGCCCAGATCCTGATCGAGGCCATCGGCTCGAACGGACCCGAGAACGTCGAAGAGACCGCCAAGCGCGCGGTCGAAGCGCTCGCGGCTCGGACTCGAGTGCACCACATCGAGGAGCGCTCTCACCATGCGTCACTCGCCGAGCTCGACGAGGTGCGCGTCGAGCGTGACGAGGCCATCGCGAAATTCGAGCTACTCGACGATCACCGCCGCGCCGACAGCGAGCTCATCGAACGACTCACCGCCGAGCGCGACGAGGCCAGGGAAGGGATCGAGTCCCAGTTCCGAGAGCACCACGTCGCTCTCGATGCGGTGACCACTGCACTTCGCCACCTCGTCGCCTCCATTTCGGCAACCATCTGCTGCGACAAGACCGTGCTCCGCGACCTCGAGGCCGCGCGGGCGCTGATCGGGGGCCGATCGTGAGCGCGCATCGAGAACACCTCTGCGATCCGCGCCTACTGACCGGCGAGTGTCTCGTGTGCGCCGATTGGCCGAAGCCTTACGTCGTACTCGACAGCTGGGCTGGAGCTGTGCGGCTGCCGGTAGAGGTCATCGGGCGCACACCCAAGCGGCTGAGGATCCGGTTCCTGGCCACATCATGCGGTCGGAGACGCGGCGAGGTCAGGCTCGTGGCTCCAGACGCAGTCCGCTGGTCGGAGGGTGCGCGATGACGCCCGCTACCGCAGACGAGCTCGCACGAGCAGCCGCAGACCGGCTCGCCCGAGGCCTTGAGCGCGTACAGCTCGTCGTCCCTCGTCCGTGTGGCTGCCGCCGACGAATGCGCGTCGCCGGCGGGACCAAGGGCGTCAAGACGCTGTGGGGCGAGGCCTGCTGCGAGAACGCGGACGGCCACACCGTTGTGTGGGTCGACGCGGTGGATCTCCTCGCCTGGCTCGCGGCGTACGCTGGGGTTCGGGTCGCGACCCGAGGTGGCGAGTGATCGCCCTCTTCGTCCACCGAAACGGCGTCTACTACGGGCCAGAGGACGTCGACTCGTGTCCCGATGACGCCGACCCATGGCCCGAGGCCGACCCATGGCCCGAGGACGCCGACCCATGGCCCGAGGCCGACCTGTGGCCCGAGGACGCCGACCCATGGCCCGATGACGCGCGCCTCTCGGCCGATGGTCGGGCGAGCGTGGCGGGAGGCGCCCCGCGGAGAGTTCGACGGCCGACCTCGGCTCTCGAGCAAGGCTGCCGCTTCCACCCCGCCCGAGTTCCGCGACGTGCTGCTCGGAATCGCTCGGTCCGTCGAGGCGAAGCCATGAAGGGCCACCTCGTCTCGCGAGTTCGGCCATATCTCGAGCGAGGAGTCTGAGCCTTGACCGCCCCATCTCGCCCCCGTAGGGTCCAATCCGTGTCGGGTTGCCGCCAGACCAAAATTCCCCCAGTCCCGAGGTATGGGAGCCCCAGCCCACGTGGTGCGGCAACACCGCGCTGTGGCTGGGGTACTTTTTCATGAGCTGGTTTCGCGTTGACGCCGATCTGGTGGATCACCCCAAAGTCTTCCGCCTCGCCGAGCTGCTGAACGATCCATTGTCCGGCTGGTACTATGTGCGTCTGCTCGCGTGGACGTCACGCTACGCGGCGCGCGGACGTCCGCGTGACGGCGCACGGACGGCCATCGAGCACGCGTGCGGATGGCGCGGGGAGCCCGGCGCGCTCCTCGCCGCCTTCGTCCAAGTCGGGCTCGTGGACGAGCTCGAAGGACAGGAAGACGGCGCGACGCTTGAGGTTCACGACTGGTGGGAAATTCAGCGTCAGTACGTCGTAAAGGCCGAGAAAGACGCCGAAAGGAAGCGGAACGAGCGTTCCCGTCGCGCAGCTGTCACGCGGAGCGGCGCCGTGACGTCACGCGGACAGTCCACGGACGGTCACGCGGACAGTCCACCGGACGTCACGCGTGACGGCGCACGTACGAGACGAGACGAGACGAGACGAGACGAGACAGTTAAAAGCCTTGCGGGCGAAGCGCCCGCGGCTTCTGGGGAGCTCTTCGAATCGGTACCGCCACAGGTCTCGAGCACGAGCACGTCCCCTCCACCCAAAAGCAAGCCTGCCAAGCCACCGAAGCTCGAGAAGCCCACCGACCCTCGCCACAAGCCGCTTCTGGAGGCCATGGTGATCATCTTCGGAGAGACCCGAGGTGCGCCACCTGGCGCCGTCAACGGTGCGTGGGCGAAGGGCGTGAGCGACCTGCTGGCTCTTGCCGACCCGTTCGAGGTCGTGCGCCGCTGGCGGCTCGCCCTGGTGTCCAAGTACCCGACCGTAGTGACTCCGCTCGAACTCGCGCGCCACTGGGATCACTGGACGGGCGAGGTCGAGACCGAAGGGCGAAGGATTGATCCAAATCAGGGAATACTTCGATGACCGAAACATCCGAGCCGCAAGAGACCAGGGCCGCACCATTTTCCGTCGATGAGATGAACGCGTTTCTGAGTGCTGTGTTGGGGGCCACCAACGTCGAGATCGCGCGCGCCATCGCAACTGCAGCGGCGCTCGAGAACCTGACCAACTGGATCCTGGCCCACGAGCGCGACTCCGGGAAGGCGCCGATTCCGGCGCTCGAGACAGTCGACGAAGCGTTCAGCAGATGAGTCAGCAACGTTGTTCGCCCTCGAAGAAGCCGCAAGTGCAAAACTTGAATTATGGAGAACGACCACATGAAGCCAGATCCGACAGACCAGCACGAGTGGTGGCGCGAGAACTGGCAGCACACGAAGAACTGGGGCACGTGCTCGCGATGCGGCGTCAGAATCCTGCTCAGCCACCTCGACGGCGGCGTGTGCCGAGACCGGGCGGGATGCGACGCGACGCTGGTGAGGCGCGAGCTCGAAAACCTGGTGGCCGCTGTACGCACGGCAGACGGCTTGACCGTTATGGCGTTTGCGTCGCCTGGACTCGAGGTGCGGCCGTTCGGGCGAGAGGACATCGACGAGCGTGGGATGCCGAGGTGGGTGCGATGATCAGCGAGCGACTTGAACGTCTCGAGAAGGCGTTGGCGATCATGGGTTTGCAGCTCCCGATGCTCGTAGTGGACGTTCCGGTGCGGCTGCGCAACACCAGCAACAGCCGCGACGGGTGGCACTCTACGGCGAAACGGGCGAAGGTCGTGCGCACGTTCACGCGCGCGGCCGTGAGGTCGCGGATCTTGAAATCCGTGTTGGTGAAGGGTTCGAGGTTTGGCACAGCATATTCTCCGCTCCCGTGCTCGGTCCGTCTCGTCTACATCGGACCGCGCCAGCTCGACGACGACGGTGTTGTCAGCGCGGTGAAGTCGCTACGTGACGGCGTTGCCGATGCGCTCGGAGTCGACGACAGGGATCCGCGAGTGGTTTGGGTGCCAGATCAAGAACGTGGCGGAGTCCGTGAATATGGGGCAAGAGTTGAGATATACCTGTCTCCATGAGGACCACATGAGCATCAAAGGAAAGATCCCTCTCGAATCAATCATCAAGTCGGCTGAGCGATGCAGTCGCGGCTCGCGCGCCTACGACATCACGATCGCCGATGCACGTGCACTCGTCGACGCCATGTTCGCACTGATCAAGGGCGAGGTCGCAGAAGGCAAGCGGGTGCACGTGCCAGGATTCGGAGTTTTCCAAAAAACGTCGCGCCGACCGCGGAAGGTGCGCCACCCAAAGACCGGGAAGACTGTTGACATACCGGCATTTTGGCTCGTTCGGCTGAAGGCCTCCAAGCTGGCCAAGGGGACGACATGATCGCGCTGGCATGGATCTCCGGGTCAGTGGCGTTCGCAACCATCGTGGCGCTCGTCATCAGACGACTGAGGACTATTCGGGAGCGAGAGGAGGAGCGCCAGCGCATGCTCGAGAGGCTCTACCGGAGGAGAGGCGAATGATTCATGCGCACGCGTCAGTCATCATCGTGTCCGTCGCCATCTCGGTCATCGTGTCGTTGTCGTTCGACGCGCTGATCGACATGGCGGTCGACCGATTCAGGAAGTTCCGAGCGAAGACGCGTCGAACCGAAGACGTATGGGCTCGCCACAACGAGGCAATGGAGCGCATCTACAAGTCGCTCAAGTGAGGACGCGATTGCCTGGCCCCACATCCAAGGTGCTCATGTGATCTCACCAAAACAGCAACGCTTCGTCGACGAGTATCTTGTCGACCTCAATGCCACGCAGGCGGCGATCCGGGCGGGGTACTCCAAGCGCACTGCCGCAGAGCAGGCGCACGACCTCCTCAGAAAACCTCAGATCCAGGCCCTGGTGGACGAGGCCCTCGCACGTCGAGCCGAGCGCGTCGAGGTGAAGGCAGACGACGTGCTGCGAGAGCTACTTCGGCTTGGCATGTCGGATCCGGCCGGGGCGTTCTCGGAAGATGGGAGCTTGTTGCCCATCCGCAAGATGCCGGTCGAGGTGCGGCGGGCCATCTCGTCGATCGAGGTGCGCACCGACGAGACGGGGGTGCTCATCACGAAGGTGAAGTGGTGGGACAAAGTGAAGGGGCTCGACTTGCTTGGGCGCCACCTGCGGCTCTTCGTGGAGCGCACCGAGCTCACCGGCGCAGAGGGCGGGCCGCTTGCTGTCACCGACACCACCACGCGCGAAGTGCTCGATCACCTGAGGAAGTTGGCGGCAAAGACGGCAGAGGCGACGGAGGCGAAGTGACGTGGGCGCCTCCCTCCTCGAGAACCTGTCGCGCACGCTAGGGCCTGAAGCGATCATCGCAGGACTCAGCCCTGTCCAGGTAGCCGCACTCCGGTACGCGTGGCGGGCGAACGCTCGACCGGAACAACTGGCCCCACCGGGCCCGTGGCGCTGGTGGGTTGTGCAGGCGGGTCGCGGCTTCGGGAAGACCCGCAGCGGCTCTGAGTGGGTGCGCGAAAAGGTGCGCGACATGCCCGGGAGCTTCGGGGCGCTCGTGGGGCAGACGCCAGACGAGGTGCGGCGGGTGATCGTCGACGGCCCCGCGGGCATCCTCATCGTCACGCCCGAAGCCGAGCGCCCGACATGGGAGGCATCGAAGGGGCTCGTGACGTGGCCCAACGGCACGAAGGCGATGGTCTACTCGGGCGCCAACCCCGAGGCGCTTCGTGGCCCACAGCATCACTGGGTGTGGGCGGACGAGTTCGCGAAGTACAAGCGTGCGCGCGAAACGTTCGACCAGATCAACATGGGCCTTCGCCTCGAGGGGCCCAAGGGCGAGCAGCCGCAATGCCTCTTTACCACCACGCCGCGACCCATCGCCGTCTTGCGAGAGATCCTCTCGAAGTCGAACACGGTGGTGACCCGGGGCACCACCTACGAGAACCGGGCGAACCTTGCCGCGAGCTTCTTCGCCGAGCTTCGAGAGGCCTACGAGGGCACGCGGCTGGGCCGACAGGAGCTGAAGGGCGAGCTTCTCGACGACGTGCCCGGGTCGCTGTGGCAACGGAAGATGTTCGATGCGCCTGGCTTCCGCCGCTCGCGCGAACTCGAGCTCTTCGACTTGGTGGCCGTGTCCATCGACCCCGCGGCGTCCAACACCGAGACGAGCGACGAGACCGGAATCATCGTCACAGGGAGCTGGCACGAGGGGGAGCGGCGCCTTTTCCATGTCATCGCCGATGCGTCGATCTACGGCAGCGCATCAGAGCGCGCGCGCGCCGCCATCCAAGCGTTCCAAGCGTTCGAGGCAGATCGGATCGTCGTCGAGACGAACAACGGTGGTGACTGGATACCAGCAGTCCTGCAGGCAGAATGGGATGCCATCGATCTCCCGGGCGCGGCGCCTGTCGAGGTCGTCACGGCGACGCGCGGCAAGAAGACGCGAGCCGAGCCCGTCTCTGCCCTCTACGAGCAGTTCCGGGTGACGCACGAGCCGGGCCTCGAAGCTCTCGAGGACCAGCTGGCAACGTGGTCTCCACTTCTCGGCGAGGCCTCGCCCGACCGCATGGATGCTCTGGTGTGGGGGCTGACATGGCATTCCACAGCCAAGCGTCTGATCGCCACGTGACGTCGCGGGTGCTACCGTTGCCATCATGAGCGCATGGTCACGACTCAAAGGCATCTTCGGCTCCGGCGAGGCAGAGAAGTCGGCGGGTGGATTGATGGCATCAGTCCTACAATCTGGACTGGCGCCAAGACGTGGGACGCTGGAGCTACTGCAGGCCTACCGAACCCACCCGTGGTTTCATGCAGTGGTGCACCGAATTGCCAGCGATGTCGGAGGGCATCCGCTGGAGCTCTATCGGTCGAAGAAGCCATCCGCGCGCTCTGAGCGCCGATTCACGAGATCGGCTGTGGCCTACTCGCCGAAGGACAGCGTCGAGATCGAGAGCCATGAATTCCTCACGCTCTTGGGCAACCCGAATCCGGTCATGAGTCGAGGTGCGTTTCAGTACCTCATCACGGCGTACCTCGACACCAAGGGTGAGGTGCCCGTTGTGGTGGAGCGTGGAGCCGGAGGAAGTCCGATGCAGCTGTGGCCCGTGCCTCCCAACTGGCTCATCGAGCTCCCTCACCGCGCGTACCCGTTCTACCGATTCAGCCACCTCAGCTGGCAGAGGACGATCCCTGAGGATGACGTCGTCTACATCAGGCACCCGGATCTCGAGCAGCCATTCGGGCGAGGAGTGGGCTTCGGCGAGACGTTGTCAGATGAAATCGACGTAGACGAGTACGCGACAAAGCATCTCAAGCAATGGTTCTTCAATAGAGCCCTGCCCGATGTCTTCCTGTACGTCGAGGGAATCAAAAACGCGGCCCAAGCGAAGGAGTACGAGGAGATCCTTCGCCAGAAACATGGCGGTCGCGGCAAGAACAATCAGGTCCACGTGACGAACGGGAAGGTCGACATCAAGCAGCTCGGCTCGACGTTCCGAGAGCAGATGCTTCCAGAGCTGAGATCTCAGGAGCGCGACATCATCCTACAGGTCTTCTCCATGCCTCCCGAGGCGATGGGGATCATTGAGAACAGCAACCGGGCAACCATCGACGCTGCAAACTACCTCCTCACCAAGGGAGTCGTCTCGCCTCGACTCGCGCACCAGGCAGATGCCTGGACGATGTTCGTCCGACGAGAGTGGCAAGACGACTCGCTCGCCGTGGGCTTTTGCTCGCCGGTGCCTGAGGACGCGGCGTTCTCGTTGTCGGTCATGCAGTCGCAGCCGAGCCTCTTCACGAAAAACGAGTGGCGAGAGCTCGCGTCGAAGCCTCCAATCGAAGGATGGGACGAGGAGTTTCCGTCGCCGCCATCGGCTCTGCCGTTCGGAGCCGGAGCGCCCTCTGATGGGCCGAGCGCCACCGAGGGCCCAGAGGATCAGACCGAAGACGAGATGGACGAGGAAGAACCAGCAGAGCCGGTCGAGACCGAGGACCCTGAGGCCAAGTCGGCCGGGAGGTCTCTTCGGCCAGTCGTACGCCAGGTATCGCAGGCTGACATCGACAGGGTGATCTCGTCCCTCAAGCCAGAGCGGCTGGACCGGGTCACCAACACCATTGTCGATACGGTGCAGTCATGGGGCACCAAGACGCTCACCGAACTCGGGTCAGTCGCATCGTTCGATATCAGAAACCCGCTCGTCACCGAGTACCTCGACGCGTGGAAAGAGCAGCGCATCGTCGGCATCACCGCCACCACTCGGGCCGACGTCACCGACGTTCTGAGGGGGGCTGTGGCCGATGGCGTCGGCATCGACGAGGCGCGGAGACGTCTGCGCGGGTACTTCGAGCAAGCCGCCGACTACCGGGCTGAGCGCATCGCGCGCACGGAAATCGTCTCGTCGGCCAACGCTGCGAACCTAGCCGCATACCAAATATCAGGACTCGTAGATGGCAAAGAGTGGCTGGCAGTGCAAGACGGCCAGACGCGAGACACGCACCGCCATCTCGACGGACAGAGGACTGGCATCACCGGTGAGTTCGTCTCATCGAGCGGAGCTCGAACCCAGGGGCCAGGCCTCTTCGGGGTTGCGGAGGAAGACATCAACTGCCGCTGCACCCTGCGCCCAGTCATCAAGGATCTCGCCTCTCCAGAGGGCGAAGAGCGAGCCATCGAGTGGCGCAAGTGGGACTCGTCTCTGGTGTCGTATCAGGCATCCATCGGATCCAGCGCAGCGAAGGTGTTCGGCGAGTGGTTGGGTGACGCAGTCGTCGCGCTCGGGTAGCTTCATCGGCATGAAGACGAAAAACCGAGCTCCAATCGTAAGCGCGCCGGAGTGGAGATCGCTCCAGAAGGATGGGCGCATCGCAGCGCTCACGCGGTTCATTCCGATCCAACGCGAGGCTGCGAGCGATGGGTCGAGCTCGCTCTCAATCGTCGCCAGCACGTCGCAACCGGATAGATACGGGGACACCATCAATCAGCTGGGATGGGAGACAGGAAACTACGAGGCGAACCCAGTGATGCTCTGGGCCCACTCTTACGACACGGCTCCAGTCGGCAAGGTGGGGAGGCTCGAGAAGGGTTCGAGCGACCTCAGGTGCAAGGATATCGAGTGGACCCCGCCCGAGATGAATGCGTTCGGTGCGCAGGTGGGCGAGATGGTGAGGGCTGGCTTCCTGAACACGGTCAGCGTCGGCTTCCTGCCGATCCAGTGGGAGGAGCGTCGCGACCCGGAGACAGGATCGTTTTTGGGCTACCACTTCGTGAAGCAGGAGCTCCTCGAGATCAGCGTGGTGCCCGTGCCCGCGAACCCGGGCGCCCTGGTGGACTCCAAGGGCTTCGCCGGAGCGATACGGGACTGGGCGGGCCGACACGACGAATCGTCGCCGATGGCCAAGGCATGGAGCGCCGAGTTGGCCATGTGGCTCAAGTCGGCAGACGATCTGGCAGAGCAGAGCGAGCAAGACAGAGATGAGTCCGACTTTACGGAGTTGGTAAGCCTCATGCGCTCGTTGCTCGAGTCGAGCCGAGAAACGAACTCGCACCTCGGAGAGATGAGATCGTTGCTGATGAGCGGTACTGTTGCCAGATCTGGCAAGCTGCAACAGGATGAGCAGAGCCGGGCGCTTGAGGGCGCCTTAAACACGTTGTTCCCAAGGCGCAAAAAGGAGATCAAATGATTCCAAAAATGAAGAAGCACCTCAGCCCCGAGAATGGCGAAGGAGGTGGTGGAGGGAATGAGTCAGCCGCGGCCGTCATCGCCAAGGCCGTCTCGGATGCGATGGGCCCAATGCGCGACGAGCTCAAAGGCATGCGCGACGAGGTCGCGACGCTCAAGTCCTCGAAGTCGGCCACCAATCACATGGACGGAGTGCCGACCGAGCGCGCCGAAGGTCGGAGCGTCCATGTGAAGGAGGTCGAGCTGCCGAAGGGCATCCGAGCGGTTCGCGTCATCAAGGCGCAGATGCTCGCCAAGATGCGCAGCATGCCGGTCGAGGCCATTCTCAAGACCCAGGGGTACAACGCAGAGCTCGAGTGCGTGAGCAGCGAGCTTGCCAGAGTTCGAGCTCTCGGTCAGAACGTCTTCGCCGATGGCGGGGCCCTGGTTCCCACCGAGTACAGCACCGAGATCATCCAGCTGTTGCGAAACCAGACCGCAGTCAGACGGCTCGGAGCTCGCACCGTCCCGATGGGCGCCGCGCTCCAGATCCCATCGCAGGCCTCGGCTGCGCAAGCCTACTGGGTGGGCGAGAACCAGGCGGTGACCCCGAGCCAGCCGACGTTGGGCGGGATCGCTCTGGCCGAGAAGAAGCTGATGGCGCTCGTGCCCATCTCGAACGACCTCATCCGCAACGCGTCGATCGCTGCCGAGGAGTTCGTCCGCAACGACCTGGTGCAGGTCCTGGCGCTGAAGGAGGACTACACGGCCGTCTTTTCAAAGGGAGGTCAGTTCAGCCCGCGCGGCATCGAGTCGCTGACTGCTACGGCGAATCAGTACGCAGCGACCGCAGTCGCCCCCAAGGCTCCGACCCTCCAAGAGGTCAAGATCGAGCTGGCCAAGGCCAAGGGGCGGCTCATGTCGGGCAACATCCCGATGGCTCGACTCGGATGGATCATGTCCCCGCGGACCTGGACCTACCTCTACGGGATCACCGACGGGAATGGGAACAGCATCTATTCGGGCCAGCTCGACGCGGGCAACCTCGCCGGAAGCCCCTTCGTCGTGACGAACCAGCTCCCTGAAAACCTGGGTGGAACCTCCGATGAGTCCCGCCTGATCTTCGGCGACTTCGATCAGTTCATCATCGGCGAGTCGATGGCCACCGAGTTCGAGGTCTTCCCCAACGCGACCTACGACTCCACCGGGAGCGGGACGATCGTGAGCGGAATCTCGAATGACCAGTCGGTCGTGCGCGCAATCCTGAAGGAGGATTTCGCGCTGCGCTACCAGTCCGCGTTCGTGGTGGTCGCGGTCCGCTGGGGCGCTCCGTAAGGGCTCGGCACCGAACCAATCAACCCATAAATCAGGACTGAAAGAGAGACACGAAAATGGGATTCCAACTCGTCAGAGACCCCGCCAGCCAGATGAAGGCGGTCGGGCTCACCGCGCAATCTGGCGTTGCCGCAGGAACGGGCGACAACACCGAACTGACCTCTGCTGCCGTCGACAGGATGATCGTCGGCGGGATCGGCTTTTTGAGCGGTCTGTTCGTCATCAACTACCTCACCACGCTGACCGCGGCCGCAACGCTGAAGGCCACCGTGAAGATCGCCGACTCGGATGACGGTACGACGTTCGGAAGCGACACCACCCTAGCGAGCGCCGTCACTCTTGCGACAGGCGCCCTCACCGCGGCGGCCGGCGCCTATGAGCTCGGCGTCGACCTCTCCGCGTACAAGCAGTACGTGCGCTTCAAGGTGACCTTGGATCTGTCGGCATCGGGCACCGACACGTTCGTCTACGGGTCGGGTGTCATCTTGGCTGGAGCCGACCGACTCCCCGCGTAACTGAGGTGTGGGGATGCGACTGGTCATCGCGTCGGGAAGCGGCCCCCAGCTTGTGATCGGCTGGGGGCCGTGTTCTTTTGTTGGCCATGGAAGCCATCGAGATCCTCAGGAACGGAGAGAACAGGGCTGTGAGGCTGCTCAAGCCGATCCGTGCGTCGAACGGTCAGGAGTTTCTGTCCGGTTGGATCGCCGGATTCTCGCCAGCCTCGGCCGCGTACCTCGTCAGGGCAGGATTCGCCGCTTGGCTCGACGGCGACTCGCACCCCAAGGAAGAGCCGACGAAGGATCTCGTGATGGCGCCACCTTCAGGCCCGATGGTAGCCCCCGTGACTCGAGCTCCGATTTCGATCGGCGGGCGACAAGACGACATGCCAAGCGACGCACCAACAAACACCAGTCAGCCCAGCCGAAGACGGCGCGGGTAAGGAGCCACAGACATGTCCAAGGGCAACACGTTCGAGAACGACTTTCTGAAGCTGATCTTCAACGCAACGGCGATCGCAAACATCGCCGACAACGCGGCTACAGGCCCGCTGACCAACCTCTATGCGGCGCTGCACACCGCAGACCCGGGCGAGGCAGGAGACCAGACGACGAACGAGATCGCCTACACGAGCTACGCGCGCGTGGCGGTCGCGCGCACGTCGGGAGGGTGGACCGTCACCAGCAACAGCGTGAGCCCTGCGGCCACCATCTCCTTCCCGGCCGGTACCGGGGGAAGCGGCACCGCCACTCACTGGAGCATCGGGACCGCCTCGACGGGCGCCGGGAAGATCCTCTACTCGGGAACGGTCACGCCCAACATCGTCTGCGGTAGCGGCATCACGCCCCAGCTGACCACGGCGAGCGCGATCACCGAGGACTGACAATGGCGCCGCTTCCGCCCCCAGACTACTGGCTCCAGTTCCTTGACGACGTCGCGTCCCTTCCTCAGAAGTCTCAGTCGAGCGGGAACGCCATCAAGCAGATCGCCGATGATCTCTTCGCCGCGAACGTCCACGGGCCCGACCTGTCGGCGGCCTTGCGCGGGCTGCTCTTCGCCCGCGACCTGATCGTGAGGGCGGAAGCGGTAGTCTGAGCCATGGCGAACGCGATCCGACTCGATGCCGACGTAGATCGCCTCGACACCGAGACGGTTGTACCTGCTGGAGCGAGTTGGACGTCGTGCGGGTGGATCAAGATCGTCACCGACCTCAACGACGAAACGCCGGTGTTCACCATCGAGGCGACCTACGGCTACCCGTACATCGCGCTTCGCACCGACACCGATGGCGTCACCCCAACCTGCAAACTGACGTGGATGTCGCGAGCCTCGCTCGGGGCGCTTACGGTTGGGGAATGGTACTTCGTGGCGATCCGGGTGAAATCGGATCTGTCGGTCTCCACCTGGGTCGGTCAGGCCGGGGGATCTCTCACGCGCGTGGACGACACCTTGGGGTTCGGCTACTCGGACCCATCCGTCAGGTACTCGATTGGCGGAGGGTACCCTGGGTCTGGCTACCTCAACGGATCGTTCTCGCGCGTGCGCCTGTGGAACGCCGAGATCTCCAACGCGGAGATGGAGGCAGAGTTTTCCAATGACGTCGGGGCAGCGCGCACGTCGGGCCTGGTGGGCGACTGGTTTCGGCCCGATGTCACGTTGTCGGACTACCTGAACGACAACTCGAGCTCGAACAACGATCTCACCACCTCTGGCACGCACGCGCTCGACACGTCGGCTCCAGACCTCGGGCCGACCGGATCAGTCGCGACGAGCACAGGGACATCGGATGCGGTCGGTGTCGGGACCTACATCGTCGCTGGGCAGGCGGTCGGGAGTGCGGCCGGAGCGAGCGCTGTGGCCGGTGTCGGTGCAAGCCGTGTCGAGAGCGTCGGTTCGGCCGCTGGCGCTGGTGTGGCTGCAGGAGTGGGGTCAGCGATCGGGCTCGACTGGTCAACGCAGATGCCGCGCATTTCGCTCGGCAAGCCCGCGTATGGATCGGGCGTCCCAGGGCGAATGGTCGATGGCGGGTACTACTACGTCGACGACCCAGGGGCTTGGGCGTGCACGACCGGAAGTTGGGTGGCGGTACAGGTAGGCTCTGGCCCGTCTCAGGTGTTGGTCGGGTTGAGCGCGGATGCTACCGGGGGCTCGTGTCTCGCCAACGCCTTCGCCGCGTACCGACTCCAGACGTCGAATGACTCCACCAATGGCGTTGACGGCACATGGACGACGCGCGTCACCGTCACCGGAAACGGGGTCGTGACTCGCGAGCACCTGTTGCCGTTCACCGGTGAGTCGTGGGTCAAGCTCATCCTGGACGATTGCGCGGCAACCCAGCTCGACGAGCTCGACGTGTGGGACGCGTCGAACGGCACGCCAGATACGTTCGCGCTGCTGGGGGACTCCATCACGGATGGTTGGTCAAAACGCATCACCTACTTCGGAGGAGGGAACACGCCGTCGTTTCAGACGCGCTGCCAGGTGCATAGGCCCGGGCACTTCCCATTGCAGGTGAACTGCGGAGCCACTGGGCAAGGAGCGCAGTTCTGGGAATCAAATATCGACGCCTTCCTGGCGATGCACTCAGACGTCAAGTACTGGCTGGTGGCCATCGGCACGAACGACGCTGCGTCGATGCCGGCCGGCATCACATCGTGGCGTTCGCGTATGACATACGTGCTCAACGCAATCGTCGCGGCCGGGCGCATACCAATCATTGCGCGCGTCACATACACCGGTTCGGCGGCGTACGGAGGAGGCGACTACGAGACGTGTGGGACTCGGTACCTCAACGACAACGGAGTCGACTGGCTCGTCTCGACGCTCGGGGTGCGCGCTGGTCCTGACTTGTACGAGAGGTTTTGGCTCAACCGCGAAAACTTCGCCGTCGTCGATGACGCGCACCCGAACGCCGATGGCCAGCGCAACATCATGCAGGCATGGGCCGACGTCGTGGCCCCTGTCATCGGAGCGACAGGCGTTGCCGCGGGGTCGAGCTCGGCCCAAGGCGTGGCGTCAGGCGGTACCTCGGACGCGGTCGGGTCGAGCGCAGGCACCTCATCGGCGGCTGGAATGGGGGCATCAATCGCGGCTTCTGTGGCTGCGAGCGCAGGCGTTGGCGCAGCTGCCGCGGCTGGAGCCTCAATAGCCGAAGCCGCTGGGGCATCGGCTGGCACGAGCACGGCCATAGCCGAGGGCAGGGCCTCTGTAGGTGCTGTTGCTGTCAGCTCCGGGAGTTCCGCAGCGGCCGCGCTCGGGGCCTCTGTCGCGAGCTCCGTTGCGTCTGCTTCCGGTGCGTCCACGGCCTCTGCCGTTGGTGCCTACACCACAGGCTCCGCTGCAGTGGCTGCGTCGGCGGGGTCGAGCACCGCGGAGGCTGTGGGGAGTTCCGAGGCCGCTGCTGTGGCGTCTTCGGCCGGAACGAGCACAGCTGTGGGTGTCGGCTCCTCAACCGCCACGGCCATCGGGTCCAGCGCAGGGACTTCGACAGCGCTTGCTGTTGGCGTGTCGGCGGGCGCAGGGGCAGCTGTCGCAACGGCGACAGGGACTTCGACTGTGGCCGCGGTTGGGGCCAGGACCTCGGATCACATGGTAGGACCTGGCGGTCAGCTACTTCGTCTCAGCTTGCGCCAGCTCAAGCCAAGCCAAGCCAGCGTTTCAAACGGGTGACCCATGGCTCTCACCGACCGCATCGCTCTCTGCCTCCTCTCCGACCTCAAGGATGACCTTGGCATCACCGACTCGGCGAGCGACTCGAAGCTTGAGCGCCGCATCCTCGCCGCATCGGCGATGATCGAGCGGTACTGCTCGCGCTCGTTCCGTCGCCAGGTTGCGCGCGTCGAGATTCTTCCTGGGCATGGGACCTGTCGCCTGCTTCCGTCGCTGCGCCCGATCGTCTCAGTGTCCGAGGTGGCGCTGGACGGAGACATCGTCGACCCCTCATCCTACACGGTCGAGACCACCTCGAGCGGAGAGGGGTGGTCCATCTTCGCCGAAGACGGATGGCTGTGGACAGCGCCTGGTGTCCAGACGATCGACTCGATCCCGGTGCCTCTGCCCGGGAGCGAGCGCTCGGCCTACTCGGTTACCTACACCGCTGGATATGCGCTGCCGAACGACACGGACCAGACCGCTCCGCTCTTGCCCTTCGAGGTGGCCGAAGCGTGCACGCTGCTCGCGGCCCACCTGTGGCGCAGGAGGGGCGTCGATGGGGACGTGGTGTCCGAGTCGGACGGCGACGCTTCCGTCAGTCGCGGGGCGATTGGGGGCGTCTCGTCGGCGGACTTCGGAGGCATCCCACCAGCCATAGCTGCGATGGTCGACGCCTACAGGAGGATCGCATGACGATCCTCGATCCAAGCCGCGCCATGCGCGAGACCATTACCGTCAAGCGCACCACGTCGCAGACGACTGGAGGCGACCCCGTGCGAGGCACCACGTTCGTCTGTGCGGCTCGAGTCGAGCGCGACTGGGTCGACCTGACGACGGGAATCAACGGAGCAAGCAGATACGGAGGGAGAGTGCTCACCGTCACAGAGCTGCGTCTTGGAGACCTGCTCTTTTACTCCGAGGACGACCCGAGCAACCTCAACACCGGGCATGCGGTTGTTGGGGTGAAGCGTCGCGTCGCCTTCGACGGAACCATCACCCACTACGAGTCGACGACGTGAGGCGCGTAGAGATCAGTGGAGACAAGGAGATTGTCGCCGAACTGAAGAGACTGGAGAAGGTCTACCCAAACGCAGTCGGATCTGCCATCTATAAGCTTGGTGTAGCCATCATCTCCGATGCTCTACCTCGAACACCTGTCGAGTACGCTCCGCTGAGGACGAGCCACTACGTCTCGCCACCGATGCGAGACAAGGAGAAGTCGAACGTCGAGCTCGGATACGGGACCGTCTACGCAGTCGCCCAGCACGAGAATCGCAGCTTCCGACATCCTCGAGGTGGAGAGGCCAAGTACCTAGAGAAAGCAGTTCGCTCAGTATCTCCGCGGGCCCTGAAGTTGCTCGCCCAGTGGACCGAGGAAGCAGCTCGTGGTGGCGGATTTGCTTCGACGGCCGGCATGCCGACACGGCCGAGGGTCAGCAACTCCAATCGCAAGAAGAAATCTCAATCTGCTAGGCTGGCTCGCGCGGCACGCAACGTGAAGCGACGCACTGGTAGGTGATTATGTACGCGGCAGACGAGGTTGCGAAATTGTTTGCCGGAACGGTGGCCCTGCCCTCCCCCCCGGGCGGGGCCTCCGTAGTGCTCGCTTACGGAGCGAATCTCGTAGTCGGTCCACTTCGGCCCGTCACGGGTTCGACTCCTCAGCTCGAGGTCGCCGTGCTGCAGAGTGGTGGAGCCCAGCCGACGCCATACCTCGGGCAAGGCGAGTCCTGGCACGTCACCTCAGTCCAGGTGATGGTGCGCAGCTCGATGGACGAATTCCAGAGAGGGGAGGCGCTCGCCCGGGCGCTCCAGACGCTGGCCCATCTCCATGAGCCCACCGGAGTCGTCATGTTGATGGCGATGGAGTCCGACCCGATCTATCTGGGCGTAGACGACTCTGCAGCCCACCTGTTCACCTTCAACCTTGCGCTCGGGCACAGGAGATAGACGGATGAGCCCGAGAAGTGCAGTATCAATCCAAAGGAGCACGCCATGCCACTCGCTGGTCACCCCGTAGTCGTGTACATCAAGGCGACGAGCGCCACGCCTGTCTCAGGAGACGAGGTCAACGGACTCAACTCCGTGACGTACTCGCCGAAGCTGAATCTCCTCGACGTGACCGATTTCATGGACACGACCGGGTGCGCGCTCAAACTTGGCGGGCTCAGGGACGGTGCGATCTCGTACGGAGGAGACTACGAGGCCGCAGATGCTCCTCAGGCGCTCCTCAGGACCGCGTCAGGCGACGGATCGTCGGTATGGGCGACGTTGCACTTCAATCCATCGGGCACGACCGGACAGAAGGGCTTCCAGGTCGAGTGCAAGGCCGAGGGGTTTGAGATCAAGGCCGACGTCGCTGGCAAGGTCGAGTTCTCCGGCACCCTCGCCTTCACCGGCCTTCCTGTCGCGGTCTGAGCCATGGCGATCGCCGGCTACGCATCGACGGTGAAGGTGTCGGGGACGCCCGTATCGATGACTGGAGAGGCATGCACCTCGATCGCCTACCAGACGTTTCAGATCATCGCGGCTGCAAGGCGGCTCGTCGACCCGGCTCAAGCCGTAACGGTAAAGGACAACGGCACGACCATCGCGTCTACGTTGTGGAGCTTCAACTACATCACTGGTACCGTTGTTTTCTCGTCTGGGTACATCGCAACTGGGCCCGTGACGATCGACGGGTACTACCTCCCGGTCGCGGCAATCCTAGAGGTGAAGAGTTTCAACCTCTCGGTGAAGCCGAATCTGCTCGACTCCACCTCGTTCGACTCGGGTGGAGCGGTGGCGAAGAAAGCAGGGCTGGTGACGTGCTCCGGGTCGTTCGCATTCCTGTCGTTGGCCACAGCCGACCTCGACACGGGCACCGGCGGAGATCAGTCCCTGCACGCGTTCCTTGAGAATGCGACCCCGAAGTTGCTCGAGTTCGGTCTGGGCTCGGCAGCGAGCTACTTCCGCGCGTGGGCGCTCCTCTCTGGGGTCGAGGAAAAGGCCGACGTCAACGGGCTTGTCGAAGGCACCTCGAACTTCGAGCTCGCACCCCAGGGCGCCGGAGCATCGTTCGCCCTCACGTAGCCCAACCGTAGCACCCACAGGAGAATGACCATGACCGCACCCATGACGTACCCCAACAAGGCGCGCGCTCTTCGCGAGCGCCTGATGTCGCAGCGAGCCCAGCCGCTGGAGCCCGTGGAGATCGAGGGCGAGTGGTTCCATTTGCGCTCGCCGACGCTGGCAGACAGAGACGCCGTCTTCAAGCTGGCGCGCCCCCAGCGCTCCCCGAAGCGCTCGGGCAACATCGGATCTCAGGCCTTCGCCCAGACAGAGGAGTTCGACCCAAACGACCCTCTGTCGCTGCCGATGTCGAGGCTCCAAGCGGCGGCGACGCTCAAGATCGCCTGCGACGATGTGGGCAGCCCCATCTTCGAGTCCTCCGACTTCGACGCCCTGACGAGCGCGCCAATCGGAAGCTGGATGGAGCTCCTCGGGAGGCACTGCGTCGCGAAGATCACCGGGAAGAAGGTCGATGCTCCAGAGGAGTCGTCAGCAGACCCGGGGGAAGCCTCCGGCGCTCATCGAGGAAGCGATTCGTCTACTACCTCGCCGAGCGCCTGAAGATGACCGTAGCCGACCTCTCCGAGCGGATGACGCTCGACGAAGAGGCTGGATGGCTCGAGTACTACGAGCTCCAAGAGGAGGACCGCAAGCGGGCGATCGAAGAGGCGAAGAGCAAGGCTCGCAGTCCGTAGATATGGACTCTCATCGAGACATGAGCGAGCATGGCGATATGACCAGACAGATCGCCATGCTCGTTCTCATCGCAGTCGCGGCAGGTTGCCTCCATGCCCCTCCGTCGTCCCCCGTGGTCGTGCTCGGCAGCGCGGAAAGTCGAGGCCCTTGCATCGAGCGCGTGCTCCGGCGCGTCAGGTCCGCAGGACTCGTCGAGCACACGGCCGATCGCATCTCCGGGTTCGTCCGCGTTCCTCTCGAGCGCGGCTGGCTCGTCCAGGTCCAGTGCTCGGAGGACAGCGCAGCGGCGACGGTGGAGATCGGAGGGTGGCCGTACCCTGCCCCGCTTCGCAACAGGACTCGACGTGCGTTTGACTCGTTTGCGTCGCTACTCGAGGGCTTCTGACCTGACGGATTCGGATCTGGCCTGACGACTGGTAGTGTCGAGACATGGGCTCAATGTCTCTCGGCACCCTGTACGTCAAGCTCAACTCCGACGCCAAGGAGTTCGCCTCAGGTTTCGCGAAGGCAGCTACCGCGGTCAAGGAGTTCTCGTCGAAGGTGAAGGAGGTCGCCGAGCCGATGGCCGGTGCAGCCGCTGCCGTGACGGCGATGGCTGGGGCTTCGGTTGCGCTCGCGGCCTCCGTCGACAGCCGTGCGGCCCGGTCGCTCAAGGGGCTCACCGACTCCACCACCCTTCTCGCTGTCCAGGTCTCCGACGTTCTCGAGCCGGCCGTGAGGAGGCTCGCCGATGTGTTCCGGTCTGCGGCCGGGTGGGTGGCGGGGCTCGACCCGGAGCTCAAGCGGCAGATCGCAACATGGGCCCTGTGGGTCGTGGGAATCGGGACCGCGGCGAAGACAGTGGCTATCCTGGCAGACGTGCTGGCCTCGCTCGCAGGCATCGCCGCGGGTGTGGCGACTGGGCTCGCTGCCGTCGGGATCGGCCCCATCGCCGCGGTCGCCGCACTGCTGGGCGTGGTGGTGCTCCTTCACCGCGCTTGGCGCACGAACCTTGGTGGAATCCAAGATGCGACGCGGGAATTCGCGCTGTGGATGACCGACGTCTTCACCAGTCTGGCCACATCGCTCAGGGGTGTGTTCTCCGACATCCTCGATGGCACGTTCGCGCTCATCGACAGCGTGCTGCAGGCGCTGCAGATGACCGAGAAAATCAGCGGGCGGAAGCTCTTCGGCGGAGGCACCAACGTCGACGTCCTTCAGGCGCTGCGCAGCCAATGGAAGGACACGATGCAGGGGGGCGGAGGCATCACCGCCAAGGCGCTCGAGTTCGCGAAGAACGTCGCCACCTCCACCGGCCAGACGTTTACGGAGGAGCTCAAGATCATCAAAGACGAGGTGATGGGCGCGCTCGGTCTCGGCGGGAAAGGGCTCGCATCAAAGACGCCGCGTGCCCCCGGGAAGGACTCTGGGCTCATCGACATGGGGGCCCTGTACGACAAGGAGATCCAGATCCTTGAAGACGAGATGAAGCGCGTCGATCGGTACGCCACGCTATGGAACGAGGTGCAGAACGCCGAAGACGCTCGACTGAAAGAGCAGCTCGACGACCTCAGCAGGCTGCATGACGCAGAGAGGCAGGCCAACGAAGACGCAAGAAGAGCAATCAGCGAGCGCAAGAAGATGTTCGCTCAACAGGTGCTCGGAGGGCTCGGAGCTCTCGGGCAAACAATCAGCTCGATCGCTGAGGGAGCAAAGGCCGGAGGAATCTGGGGCGCCATCGCCGCTGCCTTCCTTGAGGTGGCGAAGCGCATGGATGGCTTCCAGCGGCTGATGGGGTTCTTCGAGCTCGGCCTCAAGAGGCTCGGCGAGTTCCTTGGGCCCATCCTTGGGTGGATCTTCGACTTCATCGCGACTCAGACCGCAGTTGGTACGGAGATGATCGGCAAGATCATCAGCGCCATCGCCCCCATCTTCGAGGGAATCTCCGAGCTCGTGAACAGCACTGGACCGATCCTTGGCCTCATCTCGAAACTCGTCGAGCTCTTGGCGCCAATCCTCAACGCGCTCGCGAAGGGAATCGGAGCAATCCTCAAGGCGCTTGGCCCCGTCATCAAGGTCATATGGGAGGTCGTCAAGTACATCGTTGTTGCTCTCGGGGGCGTGCTGGGGGCCGTCATCCAAGTCATCAACTGGGTCGAGCAGTTCATTGGGTGGCTTCTCGATCTCTTCGGCAACAAGAAGGCCGCTGCCGAAATGCGCGCAAATATGACTGACATGGACGCCTACTGGAAGTCTCTTTCCGATCTCGCCAACTCGACTTGGGATCAGCAAGCGGCGACCGACGCAGCCACCACAGGGGCTTGGGACGCAGCTGCAGCCAACACTGCACTTGCCGCGTCGACTGCGGCAGTGACAGAGCAACTCCTCAACGTGCCTGCCGGCTACAAGATCGCCTATGCGCGCTACTCCGCTATGTTCGCCGCCGGGGAGGGACCAGGCGGGATGGCTCCAGCCCCATCAGCTCCGCCAGGATCAAAGACGGAGGGCGGCTACACGCCGATTCCAGCACAGGAGTCGAAGACGGCACCAGGCAACGTGAACTCCGGGTGGTCGAAGTGGAAGCCAGCTGGAAACGTGTGGCCAAGCGGACTGGTATCCGATGGCCCGAGCGTGACCATCCAAGGCAACGTCAACATCACCAGCGATGCCGTTGACGCAGAGTCGTTCGCGCAGAAGATCGTGCGGTCGAATGCGGTCCGCAACGCTCAGGCAACCGGATCCTGGTACGCAAAGAGAGGTGGCTGAACATGAGCATCATGAGTGTCTACGGGGTCGATCTTCCAATCGCGATCGACTCTTTGCGCATCACGCCATCGTCAGTTGGGATGTCGCCGACTCGAAACGCAAACGGATACCTGGTTACAGATCGCAGAGCCATCAGACACGAATACAACTTCGCCATCGTGGCTCGGCCGCTCGAGGAGGCAATGCTCTACAAGGAGCTGCTCTCGTGCGCCGGCGACTACTGGGCCATGTACGGCACCAAGTACTCGGCAAAGGGCCTTCTCATCACCGGCACGGGTACGGTCAGCTATTCAGGCATCACCACCACGTCAGGGCAGACGATGATTGTACCTGTGCCTTCTCCGACTCAGGACCTGATTGTCGGATTCACCGCGCTTTCCGGGAGATCTGGCAATACGATCGTCGGGAGAAGAGCAGACGGATCTACGGATCGACTGTTCGCGTGGAGTTGGCGCGGGTACGAGACGTCAGTGACCAATGCCAGAGAGAGGCTGCTTTCTGGAACATACGGGCCGTGCCAGGCGTACACAGGAAGCGAGACTCTCTCGTTTGGCACTTCATCTCGGCTTCTGACGTCAACTGAGACAGGAACTACGGCCACGTTCAGCCGACTCATGTGGTTCCCACGTTTCTTTGGTTCAGACCAGCTCGACTCAATCCTGAATGGATGGGGGCTAAATCCAACATACGACACAAACTACTACCCTGATCCACCAAGAGTGGTAATGCTCAGCGACCTGTTCCCATCGGGCCTGATGGCCTACGGGACATACATGAACAAGATCGTAGCCATCGCAGATGTGACGGAGATGCAGGTGACTCCGCATTGGCACGGAGGAGCGTACGACAAGACGGCCGTAGCTCTGTCCGTCAAGCTGACCGAGGTCTGACATGCGCACCAAGTCTACACAGGCTAGCATGATCCTGAATCACCCTGGCCACACCGCGACAGTGGCCGTGTCACTGTGGGACTCCAACGGGTATTATGTATCAATCAACAATGAGGACATTCTTGGAGTGGAAATAACATCAGAAGTAGACGGGCCAACCACGGCCAAGCTGAACGTTCGAAGGCAGTATGGGTTGCGCTCGAACATCCCGATCATCTCTCCGTACGTGTTTGGTCTAGCATGGAGGGTGGTGATCGCGGTAACGGTGCTGCCCTCTGACATCGACATCGGAGTAGCGCTCACTGCGTTCGACGGGTACGTCGACTCTGTGGATTGGCCGTCTGACGAGATGGAGATTGTGGCTACAGACAAGACGGCCAAGCTTCGCGACACGTGGATCGAGCGCGAGCGCGTCTACGGACTGGCGCAAGGCGGATACGCAACGAAGGGCGTCTATGTCTGGAAGCCTGACGTCGGGTTCCAGGTCGGAGATCTCGTGGTCCCAAGCGAGGCCCGCCGCAACGGCCATTTCTATCGAGTTACTTCGGTGGTGCCAGAGACCACGACGATTGCTGAGCCGACATGGCTGACTGGAAGCGGATCAATTACGGAGGGCGACTACGGAGACATCGTCTTCACGGAATCTGGCGTGACGTCAGACTCGGCAGGTGTGCCGCTCGAGACGCTGATCGCGCAGCTGTTCGCCGACAACGGGCTCTCGGCGTTCCCCATCTACACGCCCGTGTCGCCGTCGTGGAACGTGAAGCCGTACCTGCAACAACGTCAGTCGGTGCTCGATGCTGTCAAGGCCATGGTCGATCAGCTTGGGTGGACGTTCAGGTCGTCATGGTACGAACCTGGGAGCGGGTTCCGATTCACGCTCGCAGAGCCACCGCGCACCGCCACCAGCACGGTGCGTACGTTCCGGCTCGACGAAGAGAGGGACATGACATCGGTTGGTGTCAATCTGTTCGACATCCGCAACGCGATCCGTGTGACGTATTGGGACACGGCAGCGGTGACACCAGACGGCAAGCCAGCCAGAAACCAAGTGGAGGTTTCTGACGCAGGTTCCATCGTCACGTATGGGCGCAGGTACATGGAGATCCAA